TCGAACGCCGAAGGTCGCGACAGCATGGTCTTGTCGCCGAACAGGATCGTCCCTTCACCAGGGAANGTCACAACCGGATTGATGCCGTTNTTATAAAGGTCATCACGGTTCGGCTTGGATGGGTTCCAGGCGAGCTTAATGACGTTCTTGATCTGGCCACGGTTCAGACCGGCCGGCGAATACCAAGGGTCGCGTTCAAAATCGGTACGAACACACAGGCCGGCAATGTCCGCATTCAGCGGCACCCAACGGTTGGTGTTGTTGTACTTGTCAAGCTGATACTTCCAGCCGGAATCCATGAAGCCGTATGAGGTCGAACGGGCAATGGCGTTACGGTAGGCAATACAGTCGGCAGTCTCTTCGCCACGGTTGTTCACGACGTTGGCCGACGTCGGCGAAAGGAACGCAACGCAATCCTTCCGGGTCTCGGCAATGTTGTCGATGACATACTGCTGGATGGTCTTCGAATGGTCCCCGGTAATCACCAGCGAAACATCGACTTCCTCGGCGTTCTTGAACAGGTCATAGGAGATCGCGAGGTTGCCATCGGTCGGGGCCGCAGATGCACCACCGGCCAACGAAGCGGTATAGACCGAGGTGTTTTGACGAAAGACCGTACCGGCACCTTCGGCACCCCAGTTTGCCCATTCGGGTTCGGCCTGGAGCGTCACGGAGATGGCGCCGTTCGAACCGCCAAGGTCGGACAGGTCTGCAACCAAGGCCTCATTGAGGGCATATCCGGTTCCGGCATTGTTCAGGGTCACCGTGGTGATGTAACCGGAGGCGTTGCAGGTGATCGCCGCATTGGCGCCGCTACCAAAGTTACCGGTGAAATTAATAAATCCGTTTGAATAACCGGTACCTTGGGCGGTGATCGCGACATTGGCGACATTGGCCGCCATTCCGGTCGGGCTGTTCATCATATAGATGTACTGGGACCGCTCATTGATCACGTTGACATAGTAGTTGGAGGTACCGTCATCGTTACGGGCATCAGACGCCTTCGAGACGAATGCAAATTTTTCCAAAATTGTATTGGCGGTACCAGTGATGCGACCATCTTCATCGATGACGATGATATGCATCTCGTCATAGTAACCGTTCTTCTTTTCGGCCCAAACGGATGTATCGGGGACGGCATCGAACTCTTCGTGGTATGCCCAGTTGGAAAACTGGGTGGTGTTCTGACCGGCAAAGGTCGAAACCTTCAGCGAGTTACCGAGGTCCGATGCATAACGGGCCGCATACATACCGACCGTGTTGGCGGCGGAAAGGTCGAGATAGTCATATTCATAGTCATCCCGGTTCTTGATCAGGACGGCGGTGTTACCGGACACGGCATTGAGAGCGGCGGCAGTATTGGCCGAACGGACCAGACGAAGGTTGTTGGCATAGGAGAGGAAGTTTGCCGCCGAGAAGAACGACACAAAGGTATCATTGGTCGGCTTACCAAAGGTCGAGACAAGCTCTCCCTCGGTGGTGATGAACATGACCTTATCGATTGGACCCCAAACGAAGTCACCGGCATAGGCGCCCTCGGTGGTGCCAACGACAGGAACAAAGGTGGTAAGGTCAAATTCGTTGACGATCACGGCGGGGGAAAGAGAAAAGGCCATTTTGGTCTCCTTGAGAAGATCTTATTTTGATTTTATTTAGGCAAAGGCCAAATAGTGGCTATATATGCGGGAATTATTTCCAATTCCAATCGTTTCGGAAGTCGTTGGGGTGATGGGCCGGTTCCCATTTATCAACATCATTTTCAAATGGATCGCCGGTATCTGGTTCGGAAAATAGTTTCTGTTTCATGGCCTCGAACGTTTCCGAATAGCGAGGTTCATGGAATTCGAGACCATCACTATAACCGATGAACGGCATGACATCGTCTTGGGTCACATCCAGGATTTCTTTCTGGAGACGGGCACGAACATCGGAACCGGAACTTTCCCGGAAGTACCTCTGTGATGTCAGCCATCCAAGCAACATCAGCGGGATGACACAGTCATCATTGGAGCCTTCTTCGGCCTTGAAAGAGTTCTTGTCGGCCGAGAACGTCATCAGTTCGGCAATCGTCGTGGCATCCACCACGATCAGTTTATCGCTCTCGATCAAGGTCTTGAGATTGGTACATCCGATGTTCTTGGTCTGGGCCGAGGTCTTCAAACCAAAAGCAATTTTTTTTGTGTAACCGGCCGATACCTGTTGGCCTTGTTTGCCTTCCATCTGGATCTTGATCAGGTTTTCATAATTCAATTCATAATGCAGGGTATCGGCAACAGACAGGCCGATGGAATTGATCTCGACCAAGGTGAACGCATCGTTATACCGGGTGGCGATATGATAGATCACGGTCGGAAACATCATCGGGCTGATTTCATTATTGCGATAGGCCGCGACCTGTCTGTAAGGAAAGCTGGTCACATCCACGATGGAGAAGGTCGAATAATCGAGCCCTTGACCTTCCGCGACATCCACGGTGCAACAATAGGTATGATTGTTGATCGGGTCTTCATAGACCGACAGGCAATCATCGAACTCGGTACGGATTGGATTGGAAGCGGCGAGGGTTTGTAGTTTAGTACCGGAAATTAGTGTATTGGTGCTCCCCAAAAATTCAGCACCAAACTCCTGCCGAAATTGTTGTTCGCTGGTATTACGGATGGTCTGTTCTTTCCATGCTTCATCACGACCAGGGACATCAGACCAATGAATTGAGAATGGGGTATAATCACTTTGTCCACTAATAGCTTCTTTCCACATCCTTGCATAAAGATTCATCCCGTTTGGTGTTGAGACGATAATTACCTTGGTTTTCTCACCGGATGAGATAGTCGGATAGGTCGAAGCAAAAAACTTTTCTGCAAGATTATTCGGGACGTGAGCAAATTCGTCCAAAAAAATGCAATTATGAACCAATATGCCACTGGCAAAAAAACTATTTGTGTCCTCAACTTCTAGAAGATCATAAACATCTTGGTATCCATTTTCTTTGACATCAGTCAGTTCCGCGTAACCATTATCTGTCGTCACCAACCCCCCGATGACAATATCACTAGCCTGCTTCCATCCAAATTTGGTATGAACCAAATGATCGCTCGTACATGTGAGATGATTCATACCAAATGATAGTGTGATTACTCTTTTATTTTTTGTTACTCGGATTCCTGCAAAGGACTTAAACCCTTCGGCGGTTTGGACCGTAATCCTTTGTTCCAAGGAATTCGACCCTTGGCTGCTTCTGACATCCTCTGACGTGATTCGGCCGACCTTTTCATGCCACGATGCTTCTCGGCCATTTTGCGAATTTTTTCTGGGTTCTTGTTGATCTTGTCGACCCACTCCTTCGACTTCTTGTGTCCCTTCAGTGCCTTCGAGATTTTCTGACCAAATTCCGGTGGCTTCTTGATCCCCACCAATCGACCGGTGTTGGCCTTTGAGATTTTGTCTCTGGTCTCTTGAGACATAATTTTCCCTTTGTGAATTATCGAGAATTTTTTTCTTGTTTCTTCGGACGGAACATTCCCGATCATTAATATTCGACGGGCTTCCGAATATCGCCTCGCTAGTTCCTTCCTTTCGATCTCGGTCATTCCCAACATCTTGCCTTGACGCCCCGACATCATCCGAAAATACGCCGACACCAATCGAGCGTGTATATTTCCTGGAGGAACCATCTTCATTAACAGGCGATGTACCAGCACATGCTCCCTCAACGAGAGGGCTACGATATTGCTCGGATCGTTTGTACCGCCCATCGACTTCGGAATTATATGATGCCGTTCGATTTGATATTTCAGTTCGGGGGTTTTTACAAGTATGTCGATCTTCCGGTTCTCGATAATGGCGAGATACCATTTCGTGTATTTGTTGCTCAAAAATTCCATTATTAATTTCATCCCATGTCACCGTTGTGGTGAACGGGATATTTAGAGTCTTTCTAGATGAATTGGTGAATGCTGTATAAAGGTCCTCAATAGGAATATAGATAACCTCATCATCGACCTTTAATGTGATGGTGCTGCTACCGGATACACAAGCGAATGACTTTCCGCGAATCGATCCACCGGATGTGGAATCGGCCAAAGCCTTAGACCCATTGGATAGTTCTACAGAACCATCATTCCATTTGACGATACCAATTTTCAAAAATGCTGGTAGATATTCGAATGCCAACTTTAGACGGCCCATAATCTCACGGGCAGTAGCCAACTTATTGGCAAGAATTGCTACTGAGGTATGTTCATTGAAAAGGATGTGATGAAGCAGATATGCTACACTACAGGTTGTTTTGCCCGATTGTCTACACGCCAAAGTTATAATGAATCGGTTATTAAAAAATGTATCGATCATCCGTTCTTGATAATCATACAATTCAAATGGAATGAGACCGCGATCAACGTTGACAATCTTCATATACTTCTTGGAGAAATATACCGGATCATATTCACACTTTCTGAACTCGTCCAATTCAAGTTGTGTGAAGACGTGTTTGTAGTCAGCCCTGGGAAGGTTTGGATTGTTCAGATAACCGGGCATTTTCTTTTTCTTTTTTGATCATGGCCAACATCTCAGCCGGCGTTCCGATGAACACCGCGTTCTCGGTGTTGACCTGGGTATTGTGTTGCTGGAGAGGTGGTTCTTTCTTTGGGCCATCCTTCGATTCATGGAGGCCCTTCAGGTTCACAGCGGCGCTCGTCAGGGCCTTCAACATGGAAGACAGGGCCATGTAGTGGCCGACTGAATCGGTCGCACCAGCGAGCACCTGTAGGTCTTGGGCAGCCGCCGTACCGACATCAATGACGTTCAGCAATGTCCGCCGAGCATCGGAGTAATCCTTGGCGATATCTTCGTTGGTGATAATCGTGGCGGGAAGGCCGACGTCGTTATTGATCGTGATGGCCTTCCCCTTGTCCATGGGGGCGATGCCGAAGGTCTCGGCAATTTTATCGGTCATTGGACCAAGAACACCACAAAGATAACGAAAACCATCAGACACATGGCATCCGCGAACAATGTCCAGGCTCTTTCGAAATCCATCATCCAGAACTTTTCTTTTTCTTGGTGTTGTAACCCAACAGCGGCCATGCCTGGAGCAGGACTTCCTGATTGTAGAGCTTCCCGATCAGCTTCTTGATCAAGGAAATTTCGTCGGGATCGAAGTCGAGGTCTTCCTTCTTTTTGATCCTGTATGCCAACATCGCTCGATCAAACTTCTGCTCCCCTGTCAGGTCCTTCTCGTCAGGGAAGGTTGCACATAGGGCATGCCGGGCAGCGGCACCAAGGGTCAGTTCAACCTTCAACTTTTCGGCGGCAAGCTTGGCCTCTTCGGCAGCGGCTCGCTTCTCGGCCGAGTCTGCTGTCTGAAAATCGATGGACGCCTTGTTCACAGCTGCATAGTAGCCATTGGTCTGCATTGTCATCTGATCATCGAAAGGCTGATCATCGAGATTGGTCAGGACGGTGTCAAAGAGGGGGATCATGTTATCTCCATATTATAAAAGATTTTTGTCGTACTCTACTTATACGACCGGTGGATCAAGAATCCTGGGCGGCTTCGCGGGCGATCCGGTCGGCTTCGATCTGGG